CTTAAGGCTCCATACAATAAGGGCATGCCGGTCTGATTCCGGCATATCGGCGCATAGTTCAGTGGCAGAACAACAGTAATCCCCCTGACTGGAAACCATGGTTCAAAACCAGGTGGGCCGATTCAGCTTCAACTTAATGAACCTCCTAAGGAAGCACCTGTCATGGTTATGCTGTGATGGGTGTTTTCTTTTGTACAGAAATGGTATATACTGTATCAAAAGGAGGGGGAATACATGGATAAGACGAATAAGAAAAAGCTTTATGCATTGTGGGCTTTCCTAGGGTTGATAGGCATAGCAGCAATTATATGGATATTGTCTATACTACTTAAGCCTAAGGTTGATTATGAATCGATGGCAAGGGAAATTACACAATATGCAGCTGAACTGGAAAATATAAAGGATATAAAAGCCACAAGTAATAGCTCATTTAAAATAACCCTTGAAAGCGATTCCTGGTACACCGGAACAGAGAAAGATAAAATGGTATTCTGCAAAACCGTAAACGAAGCATTAACAGTAATATGCCAAAAGTATAAAACAATTAAGGATACACAGACCGCATATGTAAACTACTATGATGAAGATGGCATAATGATTGCAGAACCAAAGAAAGGGATTACACTGGAGAGTACAATACTACACTAACCATTAAGCACTGAGGTGATTACCTTGGTGCTTTTTATATGCAAAAAAAAGGAGGATAAGAGATGGGAGCAATACTTTTAAAATGTAAGAAATGTGGAAGAGTGTATTCTATTGAAAAAATGGACGAAAAAGATGGGCATCAGTGCATATGCGGTGAAATGCTTGATAAATGGAGCAACTACATAGGGTTTTGTGAGAATGAAAATGCTCCGAACAAACCACTTGGAGTATGGAAAAGAATTGGCTCAGAAAGACCGGGATTTCCACTTCACCATGGTGATGATGGCATAGAAGTGGTTACACCAAAAAACGTTTCTAAAAAGATCACAATAGATGTTGAAACCGGAAACGGATTTAAGAAGTTTATGCAAGACATGAACAAAATAAAACACTGTAATAGCATTCCTGGTTTCGCAATTGCAAACAGTAACGGAACTGTAAATGTTGTACCAATCATATCAGTTGATTCAAAAGCACTGATACTCCAAACAGATACCAATCTTGCGCCAGGATATAAGGAAGAACTGGAAAAGAAGTATACAGAAAGAACAGGCATTGAATGTATCATACTTGATGTAAAAGCAAAACTGGCGGCGGTGATAGATGGCTAAAGAATTCGCCAGAGCGTTCTATGATGGTATGCCATGGCGCAGAAGCCGTAAAGCATACATAGCAAAGCGCATGTCAATTGATGGTGGACTGTGTGAGAGGTGCCATGAGAGGTTAGGGCGCATAGTACACCATAAGATACCGTTGACTCCAGAGAATATAAATGATCCTCTAATATCTCTGAACCATGGTAACTTTGAATACGAATGCAAGGAATGCCACGACAGGGAAGAAGGACACTTCATACAGCGGAGTAAGACGCAGGACCGCTGCACGTTCGATGATGAAGGGAACCCGATACCAATACCGAGGAAGGAGGAGTAAGCAATGTTTATACATGAAGCAGTTAAGAAAGCTGTTGAAAAGAAAGCCAACATAACAAGGAAGCAATGGGAGGGGGTTGGCTATGGCTTAATGTTAATGGAACCGATTGGTTATTATTCTCATAACAGAGGACCAGGATATTGGAACCCGACGCCGAAAGACTTGATGGCAGATGACTGGGAAGTATTAGAACCATTTGATATACTCGATATATATAAGACAGATAACGGCGCATGATGTGTAAATAAGGACGATTTCGTTCATGAAATCTTTAAAACAAAGGAAAATAAAAATAAAACCAGACGATTCCGTCCTTAAAATAAACCATAGGCCCCCCCTTAAAACAATATGGGGTCTGTTTTGATTTCACCGAGTCCCCAACCTTAAATTTTACGCACGAGATTTTACAGTACCCCCTCCCTATGAAAGGAGATGATGAAAGATGGATAAAGCTGAGAGGATTAAGAAAGAGGAAAACAAACTTAAGAGAATTTTCAAAAACCTGGACGAAAATAAAAAAAGAACAGTTGAAGGTCTGATAAGGCGCGCTGCTTTTATGCGTGCCAGCCTTGAAGAATTCGAAGAAGACCTTGACGCGAATGGATTCGTTGAAAGATTCTCCCAGGGGGATAAGCAGGAACCGTATGATCGTAAGCGCCCGGTGGCGGACCTGTATAACACAATGAATACCTCATACCAAAAAATCATAAAGCAGCTTACCGATCTTCTGCCAGAGGGGAAAGAAGATGTTGATGAACTGCTTGAATTCGTGGGCGGTGGTAAACGTTGACGGAATTTGAATCATATTTTACTCAAATTGCAGATGGAAAAATAACTGCTTGCGATAAAATGAAAAGAATATCGGATCGATTACTTGAACAGTACTTAAACCCAGGAGAGTTCCATTTTGATTATGATATTGCAAGTCGGCATACTAAATTCATTGAAAAGTTCTGCAAGTTACCGACCGGAAAACTTGGGACGCCTTTACAATTAGAATTATTTCAGAAAGCAAGACTTCAAGCCGTATTCGGTTTTGTTGATGATAATAACATCAGACAATACAATGAAGTATTGATAATTGAAGGTAGAAAAAATGGGAAAACAACTGAGACTGCCGCCATTGAATTGGATATGCTGGTAAATGACCAAGAAGGATCACCACAGATTTACAATATAGCCACCATGTTAGAGCAGGCAAAGTTGGGTTTTGTTGCCGCAAATAAAATGAGAATGCAGTCACCGCTTTTAAAAAAGCATATCAGGAAAAGAGCAGCAGACCTATATTGTGAAATCAATATGGGTTTTATCAAGGCTCTTGCAAGCAACACGAACAGTCTTGACGGATTAGACACGCATTGCGGCGTAATCGATGAATTGGCGGCTATTAAAAATAGAGATATTTACGATTTGGTAAAACAATCCATGGGAGCGCGTTTGCAGCCGCTCCTTTTTTGCATCACCACTAATGGGTTTGTCCGAGAAGGGATTTTCGACAGTCAGTATAAATATGCCAGTGGAGTTATTGATGGGAAAAACAAAAACAATAGATTTCTACCTTTTATCTATGAATTAGACCATATAAGTGAGTGGGATAAAGAAGAGTGCTGGATAAAAGCAAACCCAGGACTTGGCACAATAAAGAGTTTTGATTTCTTACGTCAGATGGTACAAAAGGCCAAAGATGATGAAACATTTAAGCCTACTGTCATGGTAAAAGATTTCAATATGATTCAGACTTCGGAAGCTGCATGGCTAAAATGGGAAGAGTTAGAGAACCTTGAAACATTTAATTGTAAATTCCGTTATGCTATAGGCGGAATGGACGCGGCCGATTCTGTTGACCTGAACGCAGCGAAAGCACTCTGTATGAAGCGAGGAGATAACAGGATTTACATTAAACAAATGTACTGGATACCACAAGAAGTGCTAGACAGGCAGGAATTAGAAGGAGATAGAAAAGGCAGAGATAATGTGCCGTACCAGCACTGGAAGGATAAGGGATTCCTAAGAACTACGGAAGGTAACAAAGTCAACAAAAGGGTTATGCTTGATTGGTTTTGTGAACTGAGAGACGAAGAGGATATTTTCATTTTATACATAGGATATGACCCATGGCATATAGACGATTCCCTTTTACAGGAATTTAAAAATGAGTTTGGAGAGAAATCAATGATACCAGTTAGGCAAGGTGTGTTTACATTGAGTCAGCCCATGAAAGACTTGAAAGCAGATTTACAGGCTAAAAACATTGTTTATAATGATAATCCCGTTGACAAGTGGTGCCTGTATAACACAATTGTTAAAACTGATATAAATGGAAATATTCAACCAGTTAAGGGGAACGATTCACGTAATCGTATTGATGGAGCATTGGCACTCATTGATGGTTACAAGGTATTGCAGGATAAAATGATGGAATATCAAAGTCTGATATAGGAAGGAGGTTAAACTTGGGAATCGGAGCAAAAATCAAAATGGTCCTTAATAACGTTGCAATGCAATCAGCATTTAAAATGATTACAGAACAGGGGAACGGATTTTATGCATGGAATGGTCAGTTGTTTCAGTCTGATATTATCCGTTCTTGCATAAGGCCATATGCTAAATCAATAGGAAAACTTAAAGCAAAGCATATACGAAATTTTAATGGATCGTTAACTACTAATCCAGATGCGTATATGCGTTTTTTATTGGAAGAACCAAACCCTTTAATGTCAGGGCAAGTAATGCAAGAAAAAGTGGCAACACAATTAGCCTTAAACAATAATGCTTTTATCTTAATTGTAAGGGACGAAAACGGATTACCGCAGCAGTTATATCCAATACCTGCAGCCGGGGTAGAAGCAAAATATTATGGCACCGATTTACATTTGAAATTTTATTTCTTAAACGGAAACACATTAACATTCCCATACACTGAAATAATTCATTTGCGGAACGATTTTAATGATAACGATATCTTTGGAGAATCACCAGAGAAATCTTTAAAACAGGTCATGGACGTTTTATCAACTACGGACCAGGGAATCATCAACGCAATCAAAAACAGCGGGGCGATCCGGTGGCTGTTGAAATACAGCACTCCTATGCGCCCGGAGGACTTGAAAGAAAATGTACAGCAGTTTGTTGATAATTATTTGAGCGTTTCAAGTAAAACATTCGGCGCGGCAGGTGCTGATGCAAAGGCCGATGTGGTTAGGATTGAGCCTAAGGATTATGTTCCTAATGCAATGCAAATGAGTAACACTATAGACAGGCTGTATGCATTTTTTAATACCAATGAAAAGATTGTGCATTCCACTTATTCAGAAAATGAATGGAATAGCTATTTCGAAAGTGTAATTGAGCCTATTGCGTTACAGCTTTCGAACGAATACTCCAGGAAGCTATTTAATCGCCGTGAGCGTGGATTTGGAAACAGTATTTACTTTGATGCCTCCAACCTGCAATGTGCAAGCCTTTCTACGAAGTTAGCATTGCAAGCCATGGTGGACCGCGGGGCGCTTACTCCAAATGAATGGCGTGAAACATTTAATCTCAGTCCGGTAGCTGATGGTGATAAACCACTCCGTAGGCTGGACACACAAACAGTAGATAAGGTCACAAACCTTTTATCTAATATGCAACTTGATAACATAGCAGAGACAAAGGCGGCAATCTACGCCTTACTGAAAGGTGGTGAGAAGAGTGCCGAAAAAGATTGATGTGAAAGGTGAAATCGTAGGTAATAGCGATGCATGGATTTATGAGTGGCTTGAAATTGAACATACCTCGCCGCAGGGAATTTCAAAACAGCTTGCAGAAGCAAACGGTGAAGAAATTGAAGTTGAGATCAATAGCCCGGGTGGAAACATATTTGCCGGATCAGAAATATACACAGCTTTGAGATCTTACAAAGGAAACAAAAAGATTCGCATTGTCGGGCTTGCAGGTTCCGCAGCGTCGGTAATTGCAGAAGCGGGAGAATCAGAAATAAGCCCCACGGCTATGTACATGATACATAAGGTATCAAGCTATGCAAGCGGAAATCATAAGACCATGGAATATCAAGCAGAAGTACTCAAAACGGCTGATGAAGGTATAGTAAACGCATACATTGATAAAACCGGAATGTCGAAAGAAGAATTGCTATCCATGATGGATAAAGAAACATGGCTAAATGCGCAGCAGGCAGTTAATTACGGATTTGTTGACAAATTAATGTTCCAGGACAGCCGCATACCACTTACAAACTCTATCGGCGGAATTCCGCCAGAAACAATTGAAAAATTAAGAAATCTCATTAAAGGTCCGGGCAATAATGCCACGGATTTTTTTAATGCAGATAATTTAGAAAAGCAAAAAGCAGAAGCCAGATTACGGCTGCTTAATTTGAAAGGAGATTTTTAATGAGAAGAGAAGAATATGTAGCAAAAAGAGAAGCAATGAAAAACGAAGCGCAGGAGCTTATTAATGCCGGAAAGGTAGATGAAGCCAATGCGAAAATCGATGCTGTTGGCAAACTCGATGAACAGTTTACAAACGAAGCGAAAGCGGAAGCGAACCTTAAGGCCCTGGGAGAAATTCCACAGATAGTAAATCTTTCTGGTGCTGGAACAATACCGTCTGTCACTCCTACTGCCGAAGCTGATCAGGAAGATATTTATGATTCAGTGGAATACAGAAAAGCATTTATGAATTATGTAGTCGGCGGAAAGGATATCCCGGATAAATTCAGGAATGCATCTACTACTACCAAGACAACGGACGTAGGAGCCGTAATTTCACCTACTGTTATCAATCGGATTGTTGAAAAGATGGAATCAATCGGAATGATCCTTCCGCTTGTTACAAGAACTACTTTCGCAGCTGGGGCAACGGTCCCGACATCCGCAGTAAAGCCGGTAGCGACATGGGTAGCCGAGGGTGCCACTTCTGATAAGCAGAAAAAGACAACCGGACAGATTGATATTAAAGGTTATAAGCTGAGATGTGCAATTTCAATGACGCTTGAAACCTCTGTAATGTCTCTGCAGGTGTTTGAGACAACGTTTGTAAACAATGTATCAGAAGCAATGGTAAAGGCCCAGGAAATCGCTTTTATCTCTGGCACTGGAACAGGTCAGCCAAAAGGTGTATTAACTGAAACTGTTGAGGCAGGTCAGAACATCGAAATTGCAGCAGCGAATGATCCTACATACCAGACGCTGGTTGATGCGGAAGCCGCGCTTCCTCTGGCTTATGAAAACGGAGCCGTTTGGAACATGACAAAGAAAACCTTTATGAAATTTATCGGTATGGTTGATGCCAATAAACAACCGATCGCCAGGGTAAATTATGGAATCAACGGACAGCCTGAAAGATCTTTGCTTGGTAGGCGTGTAGTATTAAATGACTATATGACAAGCCTTGGAGCCACTATTACATCTGATACAGTGGTTGCATTCCTGTTTGACTGGTCTGATTATATGTTCAATACAAACTATAACATGACCATTAAGTCTTACGAGGACAATGACACTGAGGATCAGGTGACTAAGGCTGTTATGATCTGTGATGGAAAGACGATTGATAAAAATTCTCTGGTCACCGTAACCAAGAAATCAGCCTAATAAAGGGGTGGTTATATGCTGACCATAACTGTATCAAAAGAAGAAATGCGCAGTATGGTTAGAATCAGCCACACTAAACTGGATAGCGAATTAGAAATGCTAAAAGAAGCATATCTTACGGACTTAAGTATGGGAGGAGTAAATACCATACCAGCCGAGGATATGCTTTCTTTGGCTGCTCTAAGACTATATCTAAGGTGGCAGATGAACTATAACGGCGAAGCTGACAGGTACAGGCAATCCTATGAAGCGACAAAGATAGCTATGTCACTTGCCAGCGAATATAAAGGAGAGGAGGTAACACCATGAGGAATGAAGTTTGTATACTGGTTACGCTCACTGCTAATGGAAGCGAAGTTGGTCCGGCTGAAAAAGAAGTGTTTTGTAATAAGGCATCTTGTACCAGAAGTGAATTTTATCAGGCTTATGCCGTTGGGTTATCTCCTAAACTCTCTTTAGAGATTGATCCAGATGATTTTGAAAATGCATCAATTCTCAAAAATGAAGAACTGGTTAACCCGCAACAGGTGGTATACAAAGGGGCCAGATATAACATTTTGAGAACGTTCCAAAAAGATGAATCAACATTATCGATGACGGTGGGGTGACGGAATGAGGACTACTCTTGAATACAAAGACCAGATATCATCTATTGACCAGATGCTTAGAGATTTACCGAAGGAGATGCAAGCAGAAGAACGTAAAGTATTGAGCAAAATAGGACCAGCAATTAAAAAGAATGTGATTAGATATTTGCACCGATCCGACATTGAAGAACGACTGGAATCAGAGCCGCGCAACTACGATGGAACACGGCCTTACGTTCATGTAAAAGATGATGTAAAATTCACGGTCAAAAAGAATAAACAGGGCAATTATTACGTCAGCATCAAGGGAGGTAAGTACACCGGATATAAATGGCTGCAGTTAAATGATGGTCATATTGCGAGAGATGGGAAAACCTTTGTTCCAGGCACAAAGTTCATGGATCGAGCGTTACAGGCCTCAGAGGGTGACATTGAATCAGCCATTCATGACTTAATGAAAAAGGTGGTGCAGTAGTGGATATAGAGCAGATCATAAAAACTACACTAAACATTCCAGTAATTGATTTATCAAAACCAATTATGGCACCTTGTGCAACATGGTATCAATCTTTCGAAGAATCGGAGTTATCCGGTAATGGTGAAGTAACAGAGGAATCCGAAACTTATGAGATTGATATATGGGGAAAAGGTAGACAGGACGTAATTAATAAAACGGGTCTCTTGAAAAAGGCTC